GAGGCGAAGTGACCGGTGCCGTGGAAGCCGTCCGAGCCGGGCGAGGTTCCGACGCTCGGCTGGGCTGTGATCGACTGGATTGCGGAGCACCTCGCCGCTCCTGATCGAGGCGAGTTTGAGCCGTTCGTGCTGTATCCGGAGCAGGAGGACTTCGTTCTCCGGTTCTACGAGCTGGATCCGCGCACGTGTCGCCGGCGCCGGCGCCGCGGTGTGATCTCCCGGCCTCGAGGCTGGGGTAAGTCGCCGTTTCTGGCGGCGATGGCGATCGCTGAGGCGCTGGGGCCGGTGGTGCCGGATGGCTGGGACGCGGACGGGCAGCCGGTGGGTAAGCCGTGGTCGGAGGTACGGACTCCGCTGGTGCAGATCGCGGCGGTGTCGGAGCAGCAGACGAAGAACACGTGGACTCCGCTGCTGGAGATGCTCGACGGGCCGGTGCTCGACGAGTATCCGGGCCTCGAGCCCATGGAGACGTTCGTCAACCTCCCGCGTGGCCGCATTGAGCCGATCACGTCGTCGGCCCGCACCGTGAAGGGCAACAAGCCCGTGTTTGCGGTGCTAGACCAGACTGAGGAGTGGGTGGCATCGAACGGTGGGCGGAAGCTCGCCGAGACCATGCGCATCAACGCCGCCAAGATCGGCGGGTCGACGGTCGAGTCGCCGAACGCGTTCACTCCGGGTGAGGATTCGGTTGCGGAGGATTCTGCGGCGTACTGGGCGAGGATCCTTGAGGGTAAGGCGCGTGACGACGGCCTGTACTACGACCACCGCGAGGCTCCGGCGGACACGGATCTGGCGGACCGGGAGTCTTTGATCGCCGGGCTGCGAGTCGCCTACGGCGACTCGTCTGGCCATCCCGACGGCTGCGTCCTGCACTCACCGCCGTGCCCGCTGGGCCACGTCGACCTGGATGTGATCGCGGCGACGATCTGGGACCCGGCGATCGAGCCGCAGAAGGCCCGGGCGGACTTCCTGAACCAGATCACTCACGCGGCCGACGCGCTCCTGTCGCAGCCGGAATGGGCCGGCTGTGCCGCTGTCGGCAAGGTGGTAGCGGACCAGGACGTGATCACGCTCGGTTTCGACGGGTCGCGCGGCCGGGTGAAGGGCAAGCCGGACGCCACCGCGCTGGTGGGCTGCCGCGTGCAGGACGGCCACCTGTTCGAGATCGGCGTGTGGGAGGCCACCGACCACGAGTGGGACACGTGGGAGCCGCCGATCCCCGAGATCGAGGCCGCTATCGACTCTGCGTTCCGCCGCTACCGGGTCGTCGGGTTCTACGCGGACCCGGCGAAGGATTGGCGCTCGCACGTGAACGCGTGGGAGGCCAAGTACGGCACCAGGGTCAAGGTCCGGGTGACGGCCGCGCATCCGTTCGAGTGGTGGATGACCGGCGGCCGGTCAGGTCTGATCCAGCGCGCCATCGAGCAGTTCGAGGGCGCGGTACGCAACCAGGACATGACGCACGACGGGTCCTATGCGCTGACCCGGCACGTGTTGAACGCTCGCCGGCGGATCCGCAACGCCAAGCTGACGCTCGCCAAGGAACACGACTACAGCCCGAGGAAGATCGACGCCGCGGTGGCGGCGGTGCTGGCGTGGCAGGCCCGCCTCGACGCGGTCGCCGCCGGGCTGGGCGTGCGGCGGGGGCGGGTGCCCAAGCGAATCCGGTAGAAGGGAGCTGAGCGCGTGCCGATCGACACGACCGCTCCCGGCTCGCCGGGCTGGTGGCTGAACCGTCTCGCCCAGCAGCTCGTCGCCCGGCGGCCACTAATCCGCAACCTGCGCGCCTACATGGACGGCCGGGCGCCGCTACCGGAGGGTGCCGAAGGGTGCCGTGAGGCGTACCGCAGGTTCCAGAAGTTCGCCCGCACCAACTTCGCTGAGCTGGTCGTCGAAGCCGTGCAGGAGCGGATGATCCCGACGGGGTTCCGCACCGGCGCCGACGGCGACGAGAACGGCGACGACCTGGCCCGGCAGGTCTGGCACGCCAACAACCTGGACATCTTCGCGCCCGACGTGCACACCGACATGCTCGCTGCGCGCGCCGGCTACACGATCGTCGGCCCACCTGAGGACGGCGTGCCGGTCATCACCGTCGAGGACCCTGAGCTCGTCATCACCGCCCACGACGCCCGCCGGCCGCAGCAGGTGATCGCCGGGCTTAAGATGTTCCGCGACGACGTCCTCGAGCGGGAGTTCGCCTACCTGTATCTACCCGGTCAGGTGTTCGTCGCGTCTCGCCGCGCCGACGATCCGACCCTCCCACCGGGTGATGACTTCGAGTCGCATCGTCAGCCGGAGATATCGCTGCACGGCTGGGACTGGGACGAGGAACGGTCCGGCCCGCTCCCCGCAGGGCTCGAGGATGTCGTCCCGGTGGCGCGGTTCCGCAACCGACGCGGGCTGGGCGAGTTTGAGACCCACCTCGATGTGATCGACCGCATCAACTACGTGGTGCTGCAGCGGCTCGTGATCGCGGCCATGCAGGCGTACCGCCAGCGGGCGATCGAGGAGGGCGACACGCCGCTGCCGGAGGCGGACGAGTCGGGCAACACGATCGACTACGCGACCCTGTTCAAGCCGGGGCCAGGGGCGTTGTGGCAGCTGCCGGCCGGGGCGAAGCTGTGGGAGTCGCAGACCGTCGACCTGACGCCGCTGCTGAGCGCCGCGAAGGACGACATTCGCGACCTGGCGGCGGTGACGCGTACCCCACTGTCGATGCTGCTGCCGGATGGGCAGAACCAGACTGCGGAGGGCGCCAACTTCGCCCGCGAAGGCCTGATCTTCAAGACCCATGACCGCATCAAGCGCGCCACCTACGGCTGGAACCGGACCTTGTCGATCGCGTTCCGGTTCATGGGGGAGACGGAACGGGCGAACATCCTCGACATGGAGACACTGTGGAAGCCGCCGGAGCGGCTCACGCTCTCCGAGCGAGCGGACGCCGCATCGAAGGCGCAGGACGACTTCCCGTGGCGGTCTCGCATGGCCGAGATTTGGGGCATGTCGCCGGAGGCGATCTCCCGGATGGAGTCCGAGCGGGTCGCTGACGCGATGCTCGCGGCCAGCCTGGCGCCACCGCCGGGTGCAGCTCCGCAGGAGCAGGGTGCCGCCGATGGCGACACCGCCTGAGGTTCGCGCAGCGATCCTCCGCCACCAGGCCGCGATCCGGCAGGTACGCCGCCAGGTGGAACGCTACCTGCGCATGGTGTGGGGCGGGCTCGGTTCCTACCGGGACGCCGACATTGACCGCATGGTCGCCGCCGTGTTGCCCGTGACGCTCGGGGCGCAGCAGCGGGTCGCCGCGCTCACCGACGTGTACCTGGCGTCCGTGGCCACGGCGTCCGGTTTTCCGCAGCCAGCCACCGGGATCCCAGTCGGCGAGGTCACGGGGCGTGCACTGCGCGGCGTTGATCCACGGGAGGTTTACCGCCGCCCCGGTTCGACCGTGTGGACCGCCCTGTCGGAGGGTGAGCCTCTGTCGGCGGCGGTCGCTCTCGGTGGGCAGCGTCTGCTGAGTATCGCGATGACCGACCTGCAGCTGGCGAAGACGAAGACCGCCCAGTATCGGCAGGCCCGCGACGACAGCGTCGTCGGCTACCGCAGGGTGCTGACCGGCCTGGAGAACTGTGGCCTGTGTGTGGTGGCCTCGACGCAGCGCTACCACCGCGGGAACCTGCTGCCTATCCACCCCGGCTGCGACTGCGACATCGCGGAGATCCGCGGCGACGTGGACCCCGGGCAGGTGATCGACCCGGAGCGGCTCGAGCAGATGCACGCCGATGTGCAGGCACAGCTCGGCATCGACGCCGACCGGAGCGCCCGGATCCCCGACTACCGGCAGATCACGGTCCGCGATCACGGGGAGTACGGGCCGACGCTGACGTGGCGCCGCCACGACTTCACCGGTCCGTCGGACATCTAATCGTCCCCTCGATGCAGGGGTCAGCCCGACACGGGCGCTTCTATCCGCACCACCCGACACGGGGAGAACCATGGCCGACGACAACGGCGCAACTGCCGACGCCTCGACCGCCGAAGGAACCGAGGGCGCGCACGCATCCGGCGACACGCAGGATGACACGCAGGTGGACCGCAAGGCGGACCCTGCTGAGAAGTGGAAGGCGCTAGCGCGCAAGCATGAGGAGCGCGCCAAGGAGAACGCCGAGAAAGCGAAGGCGTACGACGAGTTCGTCGAGTCGCAGAAGACCGAGCAGCAGAAACTGGCCGACGCGAAAGCGGCGGCGGAGAAGCAGGCAGCCGACACGGCGGCCGAGCTGGCGGTCATGCGCGCCGCCGTCAAGTACGGACTCACCGAGGACGATCTCGAGCTGCTCGAGGGCGTGCCGGCTGACCAGGTCGACGCCCGGGCCAAGAAGATCGCCGATCGGCTCGGCGGGCAGCGGAAGACCGCCTTCCCCGACCTTGGCCAGGGGGAACGTGGCCGCGCCTCCGAGCAGAGAAACGACATGAACGCCCTGATTCGGAACGCCTCCGGCAGGGCAAGATAAGGAGCGCTCATCATGGCATTCGACGAATCGACGCTGCGCGCCGATGCGCAGGGCGGCGCCAACCCGCCCGGCGGGCTCATCCCCGAGGACGCCGCCAACACCATCATCAAGGAAGCGACCGAGTCCTCGGCTGTGATGCGACTCGCCCGCCGCCTCCCCAACATGTCCCGCGCCCAGCGGCGACTCCCGGTGCTGTCCGCGCTGCCCACCGCGTACTTCGTGAACGCGGAGCAGAACCCGTCGGACACGCGGCACAAGCGCACCACCAAGATGGAATGGGACGACGTTTTCATCGACGCCGAGGAGATCGCCGTGATCGCCCCGGTGCCGGAGAACGTCCTCGCCGACTCCGCGTTCGACATCTGGGGCGAGATGCGCCCCGCGATCGCCGAGGCGATCGGGCTCGCGTTCGACCGGGCTGTGCTGTACGGCGACAACGCCCCGAACGTCTGGCCTGATTCGCTGGTCGCGCAGATCAACAGCGCCAACCACGCGGTGCCGATCGGCAGCGTCGGCACCGACCTGTACGACGACCTGCTCGGCGAGGGCGGCGTGATCTCCTTCGTGGAGGAGGACGGCTACATGGTCAACGGCCACCTGGCCAAGCTGACCATGCGCGCCAAGCTCCGCGGCCTGCGGGACGCCAACACCG